TAGCCGCGTCCGCAACAAGAACTACGTCCTCGTTGGCAAAGGATGCGCCGAGAGGACCCTGTGTAGGAGTAATACTAACCATAGTAAGTGTCCTTTCCTATTAGGCCGTGATCATCGGCGCGAGGATGCCGTGGCGTTGACGAGAGTTAGCAACCACGTTGTACCACGAGTCCGTGATCTGAACGTGAGTGAACGGTTGATTTGGGTGCTGCATGGTTGGGTGCTTCTCCATGTAACGAGAAGAGTGCAGAACCGGGGTGAGGTAGTCACCGTTGATGAAGTAGTAGCGTGCGCCGGGGTTGATGACATTGGTTGCCAACTCGGTGGTTCCTTCGTTGGGGTCCAATGCGGCATCGTCGTACTCTGCGATGGTGTGAACACCAGCAGGGTCATTGGAAGTGGCGTGCTTGGGGAAAATCTTCGCTGAATCAAGTTGAGCAACGTAGGTCAACGGGATTCCTGAGTAAGCCGGGCTGTTGTAGGCGGCATCAGTTGGGGTCACCAAGCGGTCGTTTTCCGAACGAAGAGCCTGCTTGTAAAGGTTGATGCCTTCACGGGAGCAAAGAATCTTCTGACGGTTGAACACGATGTTTTCAAAGTATTGTTCAAACGAGACTGGTGGACGGTACTGAAGACGCAAGAACATTTCGTCAAACGCATTCAAGAATCCGTACACGTTGATGGCAGCGAAAGCGTTCAACGCAAGGTCAGCACTCGGAGTGCCAGAACTTGTGTTGTTTTGAATCTTCTTCTGCTGGTTGAAGGAAGCAGCACTTCCACCAATAGCACCAGAGTTAATACCCAAGGCAGAGTTGGCATCGTAGAACACAACTTCGTTGGACCAACGGTTCTTGGTGCTTGGGTTGATGCCCAAGATGGTGGTGTTAGTGCTACCCGCAGCACCGCCTTCGGCAGTGTCAGAGCAGATTGGCATGCCGCCACGAAGACCAGCAGCACCGCCACCGTCGATGGAGGTTTGAATGCAGTTCTCAGTGATGAACGCTGGGATGGAATATGGAGTCTTGCCAGTGGCAGTTTCCATGTCATTGAACGCAGTTCCCTGCGTTGGCTTGAACAATTGTTCTTCCATACCGTTGACCATGGAGGTCACCATTCGCTGCTCTTTGGATCGCTTGAGATCCTTGTAAACAGTCTTGGTGGCTTCACGGGTCAACCCGCCACCGACGTTGAGTTCGATCTCAGCATCAGTGAAGGTCATGTGGTCCATCGAGAATCGCCAGTTGGCGGTGATGTCGGACATGACCTGTGGGTTTGAGTATGTGAAAGTTTCGTTCGGCTGGTAATACTGGAAGGTAGAGGAATCATCGAGGTGCAGAACGTCTTTGATCTCTTTACCGCCTTGGATGGCCTGATTCTTATCACGAATCAAGTCGCCGAACAGGTAATTACGCTTCACCGCTTCATTGATAAGGACATCGGGTCCGGTCAGATATACCGGGCCAGTTGCGTCCATGAAGTCGAGGAAGTTGCGAATGGATGTAGCCATTTCTATTTCCTGCTTTCGTGCAAAAGGCCCTCTCTAGGAGGGCAGTCTTATCTTCGCATCGCTGCTCGCTTGGCATCATCCAGCGTTCCACCACTCAAAATGATGTCTAACGCTGCATCGTCGGCTTCGTCAGGTGTTGTCGGACGTTCTGTCCTAGTCACTGACCGTGGTGCTGTTGAGGGTTGACCAGAGGGGCCGGGATTCACCGGAGTTGGAAGGTCGCCCATCACATCACCAACCGCTTTTGTTACCAAACTAGCGATGTCATTGAATTCACCCGGAGACTTTTCGTTGATCTCGGTCATCCGCTGCACGACTTGCACTCTTTCCTGATCAGTTACCCCTTCAAAGGGCGAGAGTGCCTGTTCGATTCGCAGAGTCGTGATCTCACCGATCAGTTGCTCCACAACATTCCTTGGAGGTTGATTTTGAGTCGGCTCCGGCGTGGTTTCCGGGGCTGATTCGCCTTCTTCCGCTTCGGATTGAGAGACTTCGGTGGTTCCGTCGCCTTGGGGTGCGCTGCTCTGTTCCGCAGACCGCGTGTCACTTTCGGGTTGGTTGCCCTGAGATGCGACCTTCTCTTCCAAATTACGCATACGCTCGGCGTACCCGTCTACGTTCCCTTGAATTTCAAGAAGTTGGTCAGCCCAAGCGATAAGTTGCGCCTGATCTTCGCCAAACTTCTCGATGACGCTTTCAGGGACCTTCGCTCGACGTAACGCACGCTGGCGTTCTGGTGTCAGGGTCGGGTCACTAGCAGCCTCGTTCGAGGGTTCAGTTGTTGTACGCACAACTTCGCGGGTTTGTTCAACCTTCTCTTCGCGTGCGTCAAATATCTTGTCTAATACCGCGTCTTCTTCCTGCGTAAACTCTGGAGTTGCAGGGGTTTCGGTGGGTTCTGTGGCTTCGTTGGTTGCTTCTTCGCTCATTAGTCCCGCTTCAGGCCGTATCGGCCCATGATTTCCCGCTCGTGACGGCGGCTTGTGATGATGGGTTGCCCCTTCTTGTTAGTCTCACAGCCCGCCAAGTTCTTCGGCATGCTGCGAGAGACGTATGGATACTTGTGGGTGACAGTCTCGACCTCGGCTGACACCTGATAGTCGGACACAAGTCGCGTGTAGTTTTGACCTTCATGGGTCACGACCTCGCCAATGCTGGGGACGGTGGACATGGAGTAAAATATCTCCACCACTTTGCCGTCAGATTCACGTTTGAAGTCGTACATAGGCATCAGAAGCCACCACCTTCGCGTGCAGAACGCTCTTGATTTCGTGCTTCTGTACCTGCATCGGCGGGACCACGCTGCATTCTTGAGCGAGCAGCCGCTTGCTTTTGCTCCACGTTGGCCTGTGCCTGTTCCTGTTGCATCTGCATTTGCTGCTGCTGCATCTGTTGGGCCTGCTCGGTCATGCGTTTGAGTTCATCGATGTTCAAGATGTCAGCCATGTCGGGCATGTTGAGTGCATCACCCACCACGGTCATCATCCGCTGCCAGTCAATGAACGGCATCTGTGTGGCCTGACCGCCAATGTTGCCAATGATCTGCATCAACTCAACGGCACGGCGTTGTTGCAACGCTTCAGAGGTGCGTTCCATGGAGTACGCCTGCACATCAAGCGTCAACTCTGCAAGATCAACGCCCAGTTCTGTACCCGGCATCTTCGCGGGCATGCCTTCTTCAACAGCCTCACGACCCATCGGCAGTTCGGTGGTGTCGTTGATGACGTACCACGCTGCCTTGTAGGCCATGGAGTTGACGGCTTCAGCAAACTGTCGCTGAATGTATGCGAGTCGAAGACCGGAAGAGGCCGACGCGGCTGATACTTCCGTTGCTGTGGCATCGCCAGTTACCGATCCTCGAATCACTTCTGACATGCCCGTGAGCCGGTCAAGGCGGGCGGACATGATGTTTTGATAAGCCATCTGCTGTTGCGTCACGCCACCAATCTCCATGGGAACCACGCGGTCGCGGTCCAAGTTCTCGGTGGGAACAACAAACAAGTCAGGCGTTGACGCAATGTCTTGAGCCATCTTGGTTCCGCGTGAGTCCACCGCAATAAGACGGCGGTATGCACCAGCGGAGTACGACATAGTTTTTGCGTGATCGTTTGCTTCTTCGATCAGCGGCAACGCCATAGTCATTGGACTGAGTGGGTAAACGTCAGACGGCACTTCGTAAGCACCCACCAAGACGTAGGGACCACAAGCAGGTCCGTAGTACGGGATAGGCTCACCGATCATCACAATGTCGTTTTCTGCACTCATCGCAAATCTGAGTAGACCGCCGTGATGCACGCCTTCTTTTGCCCCTTCAACCTCAAGTTCGGGACACCAAACTTCCATCATTGTTGTTTGGTTTCGCTCAGGCAAGTCTCTTGGTGTTGACCGATACTTTTCGTACATCTTGTCATACGAAGACTGCAAGTCTTGAACGGCTGCAAGATCCAACTTGTTCTCGGGGTCTTCTGCCATAGCAACCAAGTCTTCAACGTCGATTGCATATTCGTGTCCGAAGTAGCGGGCTTCACGATGTGACTCCGCTGACGGATCAACAAAGAAGTTTTCTGGTGCAAGCCGATACACACGGGGCATTAAACCTGCTCCACCCATGTCGATGCGGCGAAGATGCTTTACGGGTTCAGGAGTTACCAAAGCAACACCCCAAAGCAAACACATATCGGTTGCAAGTTCTTGCAGGGTTGGCCGCAAAGCAGAACGCTTGGACCACTGGTTCAGCATCAACTCCAACGCTCTGGCACGACGGTCTTGTGATGGATCATCGGCAGTGATATGGATGCGTGGGTAGTCGTAGGCGACACGGGGCAGAACCAGCGACACATACTGGCCGACGATGTTCTCGATGTCTGCACCCTCAATGTAGTTCTCGTGCCGGTAGGCGGGTCCGGTAAACCGCTCCTTCATGGCTTTCCAGTGCATGAGGTGTTTGTCTCGCCAGTTGCGAGCGGCTTTCACCTCTTCGCGGAATGTCTCATCAATCCGAAGCACGTTTACCTCTAGGCTTTCTGGCCGGGGCCTTCTTTGGTGGGGTGTAGTCAACCGGCTCAACCGGCTCAGTGTTCTCTTCGATCAAAGCCCGATGCAGAACCAGAGGTGGTTCGATCATCGCGTCCAGCCAATCGCACAAGGCTGGTGTGTCATCTATCGGCACTTCGATCTGATTTCGTGAAAGAACATCCGAGGTATCCGGGCTGAGGTGGACAACAGCCCCGGTTGCCTTGATCTCTACCGCTGAGATTGCGTTCAGCGGCAGGTAGCAGTTCATGACACGAATCATCGACATGATCAGACTGTACGATCTTCTCTTCTCTTTTGTTCTCTTATCTTATCTAGGTCGCTTTTATGCGTGACACCTGTCACGGTTACAATAGTTCGTCCATATTCAGCATTGATCCAAGGCTGTAGTCGGGCAAACCGTAGTTCTCAACTGGACGCTCTGCATCTGGGTTGGCCTCGCCGAGCAGCATCACCGCACCCGCAAAGGCAACCACCCGGTCACCGTGGGCCTCTCTTGCCCCAGAGTTCACATCAACCTCTAGACGGGCCGGTCCAATACCACCGTCCTTGTAGATCACAGTTGATTCCAACTCGTCAAGGATCTCTTCGTCAGGACACACGACTGTGTCATCAGCCAAAGCACGGGCCAAGTCACCAAACAGGACCCGCTTGGTTACTCGCGTGGAGGTCCAGCCCACCCTTTTGGTGCGTGTTTCGACCCGCTGGCCCAAACGCTTGTGGTGAAAGACGTTGTACCATCGCAGGCGTTCAAAGTCGTGGTGCATGGAGGACCCCGGCCCGTTGACTTCCCAGCCAATCAGCATGTCCGACCGGCCTCTGGCCCAAGTGCGGGCGGCGTGGATGATCTCTCGGGACAGGTCATACGGCGGAATCATCGGATCGACGAACGTGGCAACCACCTCCCGCAGGTTGGTATCCATCAGAACACAGCAGGCGTTGGCCGATCCAGTGCCATAGGCAGGGTCCATAAACGCTACCAGATTGGAGTTCTCGTCCGGCTCGGTGAAGATCCGCCACCGGCCAGTCGGGTTGTCCAGCAACCGGCCCTCGACCACCTCACACCGGCGTGCCTTGGTGGCGTACTGCCGCTGGCGTTCGGTGTCCACCACTGGGAAGAACCCACGGCCCTGACTGGACGGCAAGGCCAGCACGTTCTCACGCAGGTCATGGATGTCTCGACGCTTTCG